CATGTTAGATTTAATTCTTTACCAAGCTTTGCATAACTTAGATTAAGTTTATCTTTTAATACTGATATAAGAATTTTCTTTTGGTCTAAATCAAAGAACTCATTGTCCTTATAAATTTTCTGATTCAACAAGGCTTTTTGTACTTGCTTGGAGATTTTCGTAATACTTAATTGGTTCGTCATAGTGTCCTTCCTTAGTTAAAAGTTTAATTTTCTTACATGGCGATTTTAATGCTATGTCAAAAGCAACTCGTATAGGATTTATATTAAGTTTGCAATAGAATAAAGTTTCATTCATGGAGTGTTGTTTTTGATGACAAAGATAACAAAGTGGTACTACAAAAGCATCTCCACCCTTAGTACCCCAACCAGCATTACCTAATTTGTCAGTCTTACGAATATGACAAGCTTGGACTCCATAAGTCGTTCTACATTTAATACAAGGATAGTTTCTTGCTAAATATTCTAGGTGCTTCTTTGATTTGACTATTTTAGTTTTCCGAATCATATTTAGCGTGGGTACTCAGGAAGGCATGAATACCCACCTTTTTGCTAATACAACCTATAGAACAAAATAGCAACATAATAAGTTATTGAATTTATTATATTCTTTTTATATATTTATACACCTCTAAGGGGATTATTATATTGCATATTGCATATATTTTTTATATTGATTCGTTAATGAAAAACAAAAATAAAAAAGGAGAAAAAAAAATGAAAACAATAGAAGTAAAAAAATGTTTTGTATGCAAACAAGAGTTGGTAGGAACAGGACATAACCCATATCCAATTATTCAAACTCAATTTTTTAAATCAGCAAGATGTTGTGATAATTGTAATAATGAAGAAGTAATTCCAGCTAGAATTTTGGAAAAATATTACCAAGATAAATATGGAAGCGATATGGGTTCTAAATGTATTATAAATTTAATTCATTTAGGTTGGAGTGTTGAAAAAACTCTTAGATTATTTAAACACAAGCAAGTAGCTTAACTAAACTGGGGGAAACCCCCACAACGAAAGGAAAAAAATGGAAAACAAAATAGAACAAGCAAAAAAAGAAGTTGTTAAAATTCTTACGGAAGATCAGCCTAAAGGTTTAAATCTTTCAAAAGAAAAAATTGAGATGTTGGCTAGTGCTTTAGTTAAAAATTATTTGGCAAGAAAGGAGTCTGAATAATGGCTGTATTAATTGTAGGTGGATTATTAGCTTTAGTAATATTTGGGTACTCAATACTTGGATTAATATTTGATTGGGAGAAATGAAAACTCAATTTACAGATAGCGAAGTAGAGGTCATGTATCGTATTATGAGAGATTATATGGCTGAAGCAGAAGTTATTTATTATGGTAATATTGATTCTAAAGTAAGAAACTTATACACAAGATTAACTTTAATAAAAGAGGTGGGAAATGCAAAACGATCTAGCAAATAGCTTTTTAAAAGCAGAGCAAATAAATAGAGAGCAAGAAGAAAAATTGCGTAATGAGATTAATAAAGAGCAGAATATTATTAATCAAATTTGCCAAGAGATAATGTGGGGTTCTTCAAAGAATTCTATAATATTTGACGCAAGGAAAGATTTTGGTATAAGTATGCAAGATGCTAATTTATTTTATGAACAAGCACTTAAAAATATAGAAGAAGGAACAAAATGGACTCAAAGATGAACGAAAGAATATTTGCCAAAATACACATGGATAAACTTTTATCTGAAGATAGAAAAGAGGAACTTGTATCTATAGTTGCTCACTACTTCAGTTCTAAACCAAATGTAATGAAAAAGCTTTTGGCAAGATACGAAGCAGAAATAAAAACTAAAACAAAAAAACAAGCGAAGGGAAAAAAACAAAATGAGAAGGCTGACAAAACAAATATCGTTAATATTGACGATACTATTACTGACTAACTGTACTACTACTTATAAACCTATAATTGACTCTGCTGGTAGATCAGGAACATTTCCTGAAGCTAAAGCAGTAGAGATAACTAATGATTTGCAACATTGTAAAACATTAGCCAAACAGCATACAAATAAAACTTTTGAATCTTATAAACTAATTCATAATTGGTATATTAGACCACAAACTTTGTGGCTTATGCCAAAGCTTGAATATACTGAACGAAAACTAATAAAAAATTGTTTGACTAAAAGAGGTCATGCAGTTTTAAACGATTAACAAAAGGAGAAGGTAAAATGACAAATAAAGAAATAGAACTAAAACTAGATTTAATTTATGAAAAATTATTAAAATATGATTTGCTAGATTACTTAGAATGGCAAGAAAACAAAGAATCAACAATGAAAGATATTAGAAATGATGTTTTTGATTTATACAAATATTACAAAGATATAAAAAACAATAACAAAGTAATGACAATACACAACTAAGGGAGAAAAAAATGCTAACAGAAATAGACCTAGACAGAAACAATAAACTACAGGCAGAAGATGAATTGCAAAAAGAAAAGGAACGATTAAAACTTAATATTTTTTGCAGTGATAAATCTGTACCTGATGATGTAAAAGCGGAAGCAATTATTGACTTTCAAAAAAAATACGGAAGGCTGTAATGACTGATAGTGAAATAAGAAATCAAATAGGAAATAATCTTAGGTTCTTGAGAACTAGAACTTTCAAAGAATCTAAGAATAGCAAAATGAAACATTTGACTCAAACTCAATTAGCTGAGTATCTTGGTGTTACATTTCAGCAAATACAAAAATATGAAAATGGTATTAGTCAAATCTCAGCAACCAAACTTTACAAGTTGTATAGATTCTTTGAGATACCTTTAGAATATTTTTTTGACAGAAGGCTTATAGAAAATCAAAACTTTACAAAGCTGATTAAAGAAAATGTGCAACAAAATAATCTTTAGAATAATGTTTGCATTAACTATTTTTTATAGTTGCGTTTATTTAATTATAACTATAATAACTATATAAAAAACGAATCAGGAAGGGAAAAAATGATTGAAAACAATTTAAAGTATAGTGATGGCTCAGAGGTTAAAATTTATTTTGATCCAATAGAACATATTTACATGGTAAATGACGAGCAAATTTATAGTGCTAGTTCTATTTCAAAACAAAAAACTAATGCTAATGTTTTAATTAACTGGGCTATTAAAAAAACCTCAGATTATTACTTAAACAATTTACAGGCTGGACAAGCTTATACAGAAATAGAATTAGAGAATATGTATAAGGAATCTAAACAAGCTTCTAAAAAAGAAATGACAGAAGCTGGTTCTATAGGAACGCATGTTCATAATCATATTGAAAATTATATTCATGGCAAAGATATTCCTGAAATTTTTGATGAAAGAATATCCAATGCTTTTAATGAGTTTAAGAAATGGTATGACCAACAAAATGACTTGGAACTTGTAAATACAGAGCAAGTTTGTTTTTCAAAGAAACATAAATTTGTTGGAACTTATGATGCACTTTTTAAAAGAAATAATGAATATGTTATATTTGATTGGAAAACATCAAATAACATTTATGACAATTTCTATATCCAAGTTGGTGGACTCTATGCTTTAGCACTAGAAGAACAGCTTGATATAAAAATACCTACTGGAGTTATTGTGAACTGCTCTCGTCAGGGAAAACTAAAGATAGCTGAATTTGAAATTAATCAAGATTTGTTTGATGTAGGATTGGCTTGTCTTAAACTTCACAATTTTAAACCTAACAAAAAAAAGGAGAAAAAAAATGACCAGTAAAATAGGAATAGTAACCGCTTGTTTTGATAACAGGCAATATCAAGGACAACCTAGTAAATATCCGTCATGGAAGGTAATGATTGGAGATGAAGAGTTTGTTGCTTATACAAAAGAAGATATTGGGGTAAAAAAAGGAGATAATGTTTCTTTGCATTTTGGTGTAAGTAAGAAAACAGGAAAACCTTACATTGAATCTGATTATGAAACTAAGAAGCCAAAGATTCAGGTAATTCCAAATAATCAACCAGTACCAACAGAAGAAATACCGATTGATGATGATTTATCTAATAACTACGAGCCTGACCATTTTGCAAGTAATGGAGTTGTAGATACAAGCCCTACTAGCTTTAATTATGGTGCTAATGTGGCTAAACCAGTAGACAAAAAAGGTTTAGAGATGTTTTGTATGGCTATGGCTAAATCTGCTCTTGAAAGTAATCAACTAAAGGCTGATAAAACATCTATTGCAAATTTCATAAAAGATATGGTAGCAGTATATAGTGAGTCTTTTAGATAAATGAATTTAACCCCAGTTTTTTTCCCTAGTCCCTTTCGTTTTTCATTACTAGGTTTTTACTGGGGTTTCCTAACTATTGATATAAATACAAAAATAATATAATGACTGTAATTAAGAAGGTTATTGGATCATGTTTTTTTGAATATATTTCAGAATTTGATTCAGAAGAAAAAGCTTTGAGTGGACTAGATGGGACATTCAAAGAAGTTAAAGTGAGTAATCTTAAAATTGAGAGAACTCGCATAACAAAGGAGAATGATGATGGACAAGAACATCAAAACAGAACTCCAAAGGCTAAGGGATAGAGAAGAAAAGAAATATCAACTTGGTCTTAACTTTCAAGCTAAGGCTAGAAAGTATCTTGAAGAAGCTAGAAGAATTAGTTTCCAAAGACAGAGAGTTCAAGAAGAATTAACAGCTTAGTTAGTTCTTAACATAACCAGTAAAAAAAGGAGAAGGCTATATGGAATATTTTGACTCAATTTTAAAAACACCTGAAGAAATAAAACAAGAACTTGATACTGCTAGTGATGCAGTAGCAGATGCCCAATACGATTATCGCAGACTAGAAGAGCATAAAAAGATTGCTCAAGAACAAATAACTTTAACTGTTAAAATGGAAAAAAACTGTAGTATGGCGGAAGCCAAATCTCATGCGATTGCAGACAGCAACTATAAAATTTTAATAGATGGAGTCATTGAAAGTGAAAGAAAATACAGCAAAGCAAAATCTAATTATGCAAACTTAATTTCTAAATTAGATTATATGAGAAGTTGGATTTCATGTCAGAAACACATAAGCAAATAGACGATAGAGGTAAAAACGATTTGGAACGAGTCATTGAAGAATTGACTAATGAGAATCTTATTCTAAAAGAACAGAAAGATATATTAGAATTAAGAGTTAAGTATTTGCAACAACAAATAAGGAAATATGGAAAAGAAAATTAGTCCAAAGGGAGACCATCATAAATTAGGTTATCAGGAACGAGCAACCAATTATATTAATTATGCAGAGTCAAGATTTGAAGAACATTGTAAGCAAAGAGGATTCAAATACTCTAAACTTTTATTAAACGATAAAGAAGATTTTATAAATAGTCCTATACCCTTTTGGTCTAAACTATCTCCATTGCTACAAGGACTACCTGATTATTTTTTTTATGGAGTATCTGATAACAAACCATTTCAATGTTTTGCAGAAGTAAAAAGTTCCAACAGAATTAAATTAAAAGACTTTGTTAAATACTGTGCGTTCAAATCTATGTTCTGTGAAAACGAAGCTTACACTAATTATCGTATTTACTTTTGTTTCAAAGATAAAATTATAGCCAAATCAATAGATCAAATATTACGAATCATTCCACAAAGTAAGCTAGAAAAGTACCCTGAAGGTACAGAATACTTCATTTTACCCTTATAAATAGCCATTATTTAGCTATTGCATATTCTATATATATTTTATATAAAATAGGTATGAACAATAAAACTGATCAAGGCTATCACATTTCTAAGGGTGCTAATGATGTGTACTGGATTTTAAATGATGGTAATTATTTTATTCAAAATTTATCTTTAGAGTTAGAAGAGGCAAAATTAAAAGCTAAACAAATTGTAGGGGAAGAAGTTCCTGTTAGTATTTGGCACAGAAAAAAACATAGCACATGGATTGATTATCCTAAACAGCAAGATGATCATATTAAAACTCATTTTAGTTATTTACACAAAATTGAATTTGATGCATTAAAATCTGATTGTGATGCAAGAAACTATGTAGGGGAAATCGGAAAAGAACTTATCATTGAATTAACTTTGTTGCATCGTTCTTGTTTTGAAACTCAATGGGGAATTTCTTTTGCTTTTAAATTTAAAGATAGCAACAACAACAGATTTATTTATTTCGGAACATCTAATAAAATACTAGATGCATTTAAAAATGTTGGCGATGCACACACAGTACAATCATTAGTTAAAAAACAATACCTCAATGAATATTTAGATAGATTAAGTGTAGTTCCATACAAAATAAATCAAATTACTAAATTAAAAATTATTAACAAAACAAAGGAGGTGGCATAATGAAAAACAAATCACATTGGAGTGTGCTTAATAAATATAAAAAAATTGAGTACAAAGGTTTCTTAATTGAGAAATATACATGGGGTAGAAAACAATATGAATATTTTTTATTTAAAGATGGAGTTCAAATTCTTAGAGATAAATTGTTACCTTATGAAAATCTTGAACCAAGTATTTATAATAAAAAACAATGTGGTTTATCTATTAAGAATTATAAATTGTTGATTGATAAATATTTATCTAATGCAAAATATTAGAAACCTCAGAATCAAAATCTGTAAAATTACACGGCTCTAATTCATATTCAATATTTTCAATTTGATATTTGTCTGTGCTACCAACTAAAGATACTACATGACGAGTATTAAATAAATTGTCAGCTAAATCTTCTACTTTAGTATAAGTATATTTGGGTTCTCCAGTTTCTTTACAACGATAACTAATAATGATTGTGCTTAACACATAATCTACTTTTTTAGGCATATTATTTTCTTTTAAAGATGTCTGCACCTTTGAGTCCGTAGATTGCTGAGACCACCCCAACAAATAATGCCTGATACCACAAAGGTAAATTACCAAAGTAAGTAAAAAATGTATCCAGCTTAACTTTAATTTGTTCATCATCTGAGAATACCGACCACCCTAAAAGTAATATAGGAATTGAAATTAAAATTAAAACAAATTCGTCTTTCCATGAGTTTGCGTTGGTATCCATTATTTTACCTTGATACTCAATCTCTCCTTTTGCCATTCGTTGATAATGTAGCTTTTGTGCCTGAGATTCTAATGCTTTTGATTCTTGCCTATTTTTATAAACCTCAGCACCTGTTTTTACTGCCATTCCTACTAAATTCCACCACATATCAAAACTCCGTTCTATATTTGTTCTTAAAGGGTATTTAATCGCTCAAAAACCCCCTAAATTTTAACGACATACTTATAAGATGTTGTCGCATGTGTATTTTGTGAAAATAGCCTTTAAACCGACAAAAACCTATTAATTTTAGCTTTTGTCTATTTTCTCTATGAGCAGATCAATATAATGTTTAGCCTTTTTTAAATCTTCTAATTGTTTTTGTTTCTCGCTATGCTTTTTATCATATCTGCTCAAATACTTTATAGCATTAGAAATGAACCAGTTAAAGTTATTAAAATACACAAAATCAGAAACCTGTATCTTTAAGTCTTTGTAGTGATTTCCGCCTACCTGTGTATCTTTAGGAGATTCAATTACATTTTTAAATAAAGCTGGGTTTGTCATTAATAAGGTATGTAAGTTGTTTTTTGAGTATCTTCATCTCTAATTGCTTTTAGATTTATTTTTCTATTCTTCTTTTCATTGACATAAGAAATATGAATCCAACCACTATTGCCACCTTCATAATATTCTAAAATTAGTTGATCATACGATTCAATGTTATCAATAATCCAGTCAGCTAGTTCTTTATTGTCCATTCCTATAATCTCAAAATCACAAGCCTGACCTTGAGTGTGTTGTGAAGTAATCTTTGAACCAATAGCGATACAAAGTTCTCCTGATCTAAAACCTGAAGAAATAGTTACTGGTTTTCCAAAATGAGAACGGATCGGTTGTAATACATTCGTGCATAAAGATTTAAGATTATCTATTTGAGATGCGTTAGGATTATTAGGTATTCCCTTCCTAGAAGCTATTTGGCTTTTGGTTAGTTCTTCTAGTGTAAAGTTTGCAGATAGTTTCATTAGACTAATTTTCCGATCCAAAAACCTTTGTTATCTAATACCATAGGCATAAGTTTAGGCTGTGAGTCAATTATCATACCACAACCCATAATAAATTTCGTCTTAAAATTTTTGGCATAATGAAAAGCCATATTGGTCTGTTCTATCATACAACCTACTTGCATACCCCACATAAGAGCATCACTATTAGCCCAGTATTCAATCTTGAACTTACTGTGAAAATGTCCTTGCACTGTATTCATAGATTGTATCTGAGAAACACGAGCCACATCTGCTGAGATACCATGTGTAAAAAAACATCTTTGTTTATTTGGTAAAGTTATGGTTAAATCATTTACCCAATTCCATTTTTTAACATTTAAAAATTCATTGTAATCTCTCAAGAACCCTCTAGGTATTCCATGCTTAATTCCTTTTCTGTAAATCAAACTAGAATGATTTGAATCTAGCAAAGTCATTTCAGGAAATATTGCTTCTAGTTCTTTTATGTATTCTTTTGATAA